ACGTGGGCAAAGTTGGTATGATTACTATAATGTCGCTCAGTTCTATGACAATGATATCTTCTATCGAGATACAGCGACTTTAATGTATTTTAATTATAAAAGCACAAAAAAGATTGTATATAAGAAAAAGAACTTAGAAGGAGGAGGCTCTAGGATGATTGAAAAGGATGACCAATTCAACCCACCGGATGAGATGATGGAAGAAGGAGGGTTTGAAAAGATTGAAAAGACTATTGATATGTGGTATGATGGGGTTATGGTTATGGGAACCAATATCATTCTTAAGTGGGAGGCTGCAGAGAATATGGTACGTCCAAAATCTGCTTCTCAATATGCTATACCTAATTATGTAGCTTCAGCTCCTCGTATGTACAAAGGGGTGATAGAGTCTTTAACTCGCAGAATGATTCCTTTTGCTGATTTAATTCAGATAACACATTTAAAGTTACAGCAAGTAATATCTAAGGTAGTTCCTGATGGAGTGTATATAGATGCTGACGGATTAAATGAAGTAGATTTAGGCACGGGTAATGCATATAATCCTGAAGATGCTTTAAGATTATACTTCCAAACAGGTTCTGTTATTGGAAGAAGTTATACACAGGAAGGTGATTATAACCAAGCTAAGGTACCTATCACGCAACTTACATCTAGTTCAGGAGCTAGCAAAGCGCAGATGCTTATACAAAATATGAATCATTATTTACAGATGATTCGTGATGTAACGGGGCTTAATGAGGCTAGAGATGGCTCTACTCCTGACCCATATGCTTTAGTAGGGGTTCAGAAGTTAGCGGCTTTAAACTCTAATACAGCTACAAGACATATTTTAGACTCAAGCCTGTATATGTATAGGACTTTAGCTGAAAGTTTAACATATAGAATTTCAGACATTTTAGAGTATGCTGACTTCAAGGAAGAGTTTGTTAATCAAATTGGAAAATACAATGTTAGTATTCTTGAAGATATTAGTGATTTATATATATATGACTTTGGTATTTTTATTGAAATAGCTCCTGATGAAGAGCAAAAAGCAATGCTTGAGTCTAATATTAATATGGCACTATCTAAAGGAGATATTAATCTTGAAGATGCTATTGACGTCCGTGAAATACGTAACTTAAAATTAGCTAATCAACTTCTTAAGATGAAGCGTATAGCTAAACAAGACCGTGAGGAGCAGATGCAGATGCAACAGCAAGCTATGGCAGCTCAACAGCAGCTTCAGTCTCAAAAGATGGCACAGGAGGTTCTTATGCAACAGAGTCAAATGGAGATTCAAGGTAAGATGCAACTTAAGCAGGCTGAGGTAGCTTTTGATATTGAGAAGATGAATAACGAGGCTCAACTCAAAGAACAGCTTATGAATGTTGAGTTTAATTATCAGATGCAATTGAAAGGTATGGTTGAAAATAATATCCAAACTAGAGATACTCAAAAAGAAGATGCAAAGTCTGATAGGATTAGTCAGCAGAATACTCAACAGTCTAAACTTATCAATCAAAGGAAGAATAATTTACCTGCACAGAACTTCGAATCTAATGAAGACAGCTTGGATGGGTTTGACCTTGCTGAGTTCAATCCAAGGTAAGTCTAATTTTCTAACATTTTTAATGTAACTTTGATAAAAATCTAATCATATGGAAATGAAAGTACGTCTTGTAGAAGAAGGTGAGCAAAAATCTGCTGCCGAAGTTGAATCTTCATTGCTTGAAAAGCATGAGGAGAGTTTTAACGATGCCCCTAAAGAAGTCGCACCTGAAGAAGTCGCACCTGAAGAGGTTGCATCTGAAGAGGTTGTGCCTGTGGTAGAAAGACCACCATTGGAAGAGACTGAACTGTTATCTATTATTAGCGATAGACTAGGAAGAGAAATCAACTCTTTAGACGATTTAAAAGAGGCGAGAGAAGAGTCCGGAGAAATGGACGAAGAGGTGTCAGCGTTCTTTAAGTACAAAAAAGAAACGGGCCGTGGTGTAAAAGACTTTGTTCAATTAAACAAAGACTACGACACTATGAATCCCGATAATCTTATCAAGGAGTATCTAACGGCAACGGAAGAAGGACTTGATGAAGAGGATATAAACGCTATGATGGAGGATTATACTTTTGATGAAGACCTCGATGATGAGGGTGACATTAGAAAAATCCGACTAGCAAAAAAGAAAACTATTGCAAAAGCGAAGAGATTCTTTGAAGATGCTAAAGAAAAATACAGCGTTCCCCTTGAGTCTATTGGGTCGCCTTCTTTAGATAACTCAGAAGAGTATGCCGAGTATAAGCAATATACCGCTAACGCGAAGACCGCTCAGGAAGAGCAAGTACGTAGACTAGCTTGGTTTAATGAAAAGACAAACGAAGTTTTCGGTGATGAATTTAAAGGTTTTGAGTTCAAATTAAATGACCGTCCCTACACATTTGCTCCCGGAGACAGGACAGAATTGAAAAAGCAACAGGAAACACCTATGAATTGGATAAACCAATATCTAGATGAAAAAGGCTTAATTAAGGACGCCGTGGGTTACCATAGGTCACTAGCGATAGCAATGAACCCCGAAAAGTTTGCCAAGTTCTTTTATGAACAGGGTCAATCGGAAGCAGTTGATGGAGTTATGCGTAAGACAAAGAATATTAATATGTCTGAACGCAATACTCCACAAAATTCAACTTCTAAGGGGGGCATGCAAGTTCGTTCTGTAAACCCTGAATCAGGACGAGGTTTAAAAATAAGAAGTGCACAACGTACTACTTAATTAATTATTAAAATAAAACTATTATGGCAGTAAAAGCCGACCCAACATTTGCGTTGCAACCGAGTGCCCAACAGGTACCGACGTCAACCAATTATATTACCAACTTCGATTTCTTAAATCAGTATCTTCCTGATACATACGAGAAAGAGTTCGAGCGTTATGGTAATCGAACACTTGCTTCTTTCCTACGTATGGTAGGAGCTGAGATGCCTTCTAACTCTGACCGCATCGAGTGGGCAGAACAAGGACGTTTACACATCAAGTATGAAAAGTGTACTACAATTATTCAGGCAGCTCCCGGACAACCTATAGCAACATTTACTATTCCGGGCACTAACTTTGACCCCGCTCTTGTAGGTGGAACAGCACCTACAGAACAGGCTATCCGTAAAGGTCAGACTGTATTTATTCAGTCAACAGGAGCGGGTGGATTTAACAGTTCTCCTCTTTCTCTTAAAGCTATTGTAACAGGAACTACAGCAACTACAATTGATGTTGCCTTCTACAATGCTGCAGGTATGACTAATTTAAATGCAGCAGCTGAGTTCACTATCTTCATCTACGGTTCTGAGTTCAGAAAAGGTTCTGAAGGAATGTCAGGCTCTTTAGAGGCTGATGATATCTTCTTCAATAACTCACCTATTATCATTAAAGATAAGTATGCAGTATCAGGTTCTGATATGGCACAGATTGGATGGGTTGAAGTAAGTACAGAGAATGGCGCTAACGGATATCTATGGTATCTAAAGTCTGAGCATGAGACTCGTCTTCGTTTCGACGATTACTTGGAGACTGCAATGATTGAAGCTGTACCTGCAGAAGTAGGTTCAGGAGCTATAGCCGAAACAACCTATGGAAACAAAGGTTCTGATGGTGTATTCTACGTGGTAAACAACCGTGGAAACGTTTGGACAGGAGGCCCTCCGGTAGATTTAGCAGGATGGGATTCTATCATAAGCAGACTTGACAAGCAAGGAGCTATTGAAGAGAACGTTGTCTTTGTTAACCGTAACTTCGGATTCCAAATTGACGATATGTTAGCTGCACAAAACTCTTACGGAGCGGGTGGTACTTCATATGGTCTATTCGATAACGATAAGGAGATGGCATTAAACCTCGGATTCACAGGATTCCGTCGTGGATATGACTTCTACAAGTCTGATTGGAAATACCTCAACGACCCAACTATGCGTGGAGGATTGAATGGAGCAGCAGGAAGCGGAACCGTTGACGGTCTCTTAGTCCCTGCAGGTTCAACTTCTGTGTATGACCAAATCTTAGGAAGAAACGCGAAGCGTCCATTCTTACATGTACGTTACCGTGCATCTGAGACTGAAGACCGTCGCTACAAGACTTGGATTACAGGTTCTGCCGGAGGTGCTGCTACAAGCGGCCTTGATGCTATGGAGGTTCACTTCCTTTCTGAGCGTGCAGTATGCACTTTAGGAGCGAATAACTTCTTTATTTTCGAGCAATAATATATATATGGTAATTGGACGAGGGAATATTCCCTCGTCCTTTTATTTTTTTTCTTAATTTAAATTTAATCCTTATGAAAAAGAACAAACTCGTTCTAAAAGACCGCACATACAAATTAGCGAATGGTGCGGCACCCCTCTCTACTTATATTAGTCCCGGAGGGAATAAGAGACAACCTATGCTTCAATTTGATGAAGACAAAGGTGAAAACCGAGAGATACGTTATGCTGCAAATCAACAGTCTATTTATGTAGACGAACAAGATGGACACGTAGTAGTGGAACCTATTGTTTTTATTGATGGCATGCTACAAGTACCTAAAAACAACCCTGCTTTACAGAAGTTCCTTCATCTACATCCCTTAAATGGAGCTAGATTTGTGGAAATTAATCTTGAACGTGATGCTGCTGTCGAGATGGAAAACTTAAACTATGAAGTAGACGCTTTAATTGAGTGCCGTGCATTAAGCATTGAGCAGTCAGAAAATGTAGCTCGTGTAATGTATGGTATAGACCCGTCTACATTAACTACATCTGAGTTACGAAGAGACCTTTTAATTAAAGCTCGTAATGACCCACAGAGGTTTTTAGAAATTGTTAATGACCCCCATCTAAAGTTGCAGTCTAATATCCAAAATTTCTTTAGCACCTCTCTTTTAACTCATAGACGTAATAAGTCTGAGGTGTGGTTTAATACCGCATCAAGTAAAAAGAAAATGCTTACTATTCCTTTCGGAGAAGATTCTTTGGCTGCATGTGAGTCATATTTTATTACCGATGATGGAGTTGAAGCTTTAAAAATGTTGGAAACTTACCTATAAAGTCTTATCTTTATAGTAGCTTAATACTTAAAGTCAATGGTTTCGGTCAATTCTGTTTAAAGAGGGATGCAAATTGCGTCCCTTTTTTTATGCGTATATTTGGTTTTTATTAATCATCTAATTTTTTAAAGATGCAAAAATACCTTAAATTTAACACCACTGCAGGTGTTCATAACGTTCCCATCGGGAATGGATTGTATGCAGAAAAAAAGAGCGATACAGAAACAAGGCTCTATAATTCAGATTCTTTTATATATCACTACAAATTAGTAACGTCAGGTGGCACTGTTGCAACAGCAGAATTAACTGTGAGTATTATGGCAGCTTTAGAAAACGCTTCTGCAACTACTTGGCAAAACTCTGAAGTAGAGGTGAGTCTTCCTGCAAGTGCAGTGGTGGCTTCTATTGCATTAACCTTATCTCCATCATGATAAAATATATCCGTATAAAATACACCGCTTCTAAAAGCGCACTAATACCTGTAGGACAAGGTTTATTTGTTGAACTTGCAACCGCAAGTAAGGTTAAGATTTATAGCTCTGCTGACTCTAGTTATTATTTCTCTATTGATACAACAGGAGCAACCTTTGCTATGGTTTCAGCTATCCAAGCTGCATGTGTACAAGCTGCTCAAACAAGTTGGACACGACCTATATGGGATGTAGTTATCCCTGATGGTGAAGATGTTACTGATATTGCAGTTACTACATTTTAAGAGTACTTATTGACAATACATATTAGAAAGGAGCTGCTATTAGTGGCTCTTTTTTTTTGTCTATCTTTGAGGAAAGGTTTACTCATGATAAATTCCGTTAGAAACACAGTGTTGTCCGTACTCAATAAGAATAATTATGGGTATATATCTCCGGCAGACTTTAACTTGTTTGCTAAACAAGCACAGCTTACAATTTTTGAGAACTATTTCTCAGACTA